TATGTTCACATGGACGCTATGAATCCTGAAAATCGCTGTAAGGCTTTTCCCACTGGGAGCCTCCTCATGAACGTGCTTATTTTCGCCACCCGCTCAGGAGGTCAACCGAACCTTGTCACGCCTTCTGTACTTTTGAAAGCCGCGTTTTACCGTCACTTGGCATGGTCCATGCCTAGGCTAGTGTGGTTTGCCAAGGTCGGGTCATCCGTAGCGGCTTCCGAGTTTCAGCAGGTATTCCCAGCCGTCGAGGGGCACGTTGTTAGCGAAGGGGATAGCATCGACGGTGTTTCCCTCGATCATGTTGTTCAAGTCGGTCCAGCGCATGATAACTTGGTGCGAGAGGTACACATGCATGCCAAGGAGGACCGTGAAGTTGCAGGCCGTGGCGGCGGCACAGATCAGTTCAAGGAAGTCGCTTTCATCAATCCTCACGTTCACAAGCGTTCCGACACTCCAACGTATTTTCATTCCGTTGAAAAGCGCTTAAAGACTCGTACTGCTGCCAACAATATTGCCCGGATGAAAGCCTGTTCCCGCAAGGATTTGTGCGAGGAGTATGACAGGCTTATTCCGAATCCACCTCAGTGGACAGCTCTGAAGTTTGAGCAGTATTGCGAGCGTACTGTTCGTGAGTACTGCAGCAAGCGAGCTCAGAATGTGGTGTTGGACAAGCTAAGCTCTCATGACCCTGATCGAACCGGTTCTGATATTAGGATCTCATTGAAAGGACAGATAATCAAGAAGGACGAAAAGCGGGACAAGAAGGAGGCCATACCGGGCCAACTCATTCATGAGTATGACATCAAGCAAACGCTTGGTGATGGTCCATTCGCCTTGTTCCTGGAGGATGAGATTATATCGGCATTTCCGAGCAATTTTCTCTTTTACCGACGGATGAATCCTGAGGAGTTTATAACTGCGTACTCAAAGACGTGGCGCGTGGGTAATGGTGTCCACACTTCCGACGTTACGCGTTGGGATGTCGGTTGTGACGCCGGGGTTCTGAATTTCGATTTGCACGTCATGATGAGATCGGGTTTTCCAGGTTGGTATATGGCCGAATACGCCGAACGGCGTCTGAACGCCAGGAGCCAGCATGGCCCTATGGGTACCATGCAAAATTCTGGTGACAGGTACACCTGGGCGTTGAACAGCTTGAGGCGGGCAGTTGTAGCCTCACTGATAAATCATGTCACTTCTGAGGACACTGTTGCCATCAATGGTGACGATGAGGCAATCGACCGCTACTGTGATTCTGACGAGTTTCCAGATTCCCCGTGGGAGTTCAAGAATTTGAACGGCACCGTTGGTGAGTTCAGTGGTTTCACCTTAGGAGGCGCCATACCGGAATATTCTGCTCGCGGCATTCAGTACCGGACCATGATTCTTGAGTCTAGGGATCCCACTGCCCAGAACAAGTGGCTGAATTACCTCGGGCTTCTCAAACATGCCGATCATTCAACAGTTGAGGCCATGGACGTTGCTTCTTCTGCCCACGCTCATATGCATCCGGATTTGTTTCGTGAGGCGTTGCCCGAGGCAATGCGTGGCATGTTCCCTGATGTGTTTCCTTGCGATTAGTTCGTGT